CCTCCGGACGATAGCCCGCCGGTAGAGACGGCGGGGTTGCGCCGGGGGCCTGCCCGTCGACCGGAACCGGCGGAGGCGGAGCGCCGCTTCCTGGGGCGCCGGCCGAAGCTGCTTGTGTGCTCATGAAATCGCTCCTTCACGAGATTCGGGCGTTTCCTCGCGACCCCTTTGGATCATGGCGAGAAGGGTGAAAAAAATCTGGTTCTGGCCCTCGCGCTGGCAGCCCAGCGCATAAGCGCGCATCGGCTCGAGATTGGTGTGGGCGACGAACACCGGACGGCGGACCGTCATGTCGGCGAGATATTCCAAAACCAGCATGCCTTCATTGGTCGCCGCGATCATCGCCGCGGCCTGGGCGACGCGGCGATCCTCCTCGGTCATCGCCGAGCGCGGGCTCGGCGGCTTTAATTCCATGTCCATGTCGCCGAGCAATTTGTCGGCGCGGATCAGCATGTCATCGATCGGCTGCGCCTGGCGCCGGCCATACAGGGGTTGCGTACTCATGCCGCGAGCTCGACCGGCTGCGGTCCGGCCTTCGCCTGTTCCACCGCCATCTGCTGCTGGGTTTGCGCCTGGGCGGCGGCGGCGGCGGCCTCGGCCAATTGCTGCTCGAGCTGCTTGCGCTCGGTCTTACTGAGCATGAGCGGCGACGGGACGCCCATCTCCTTGCCGATATATTCCAGCGCATCGTTGAGCTTGATAATGAGCTCGGCCGCCTGCGGCCCGCGGAGACCGATCACGAGCTGAATGTAGTCGGTAATCACCGACAGGGTGTTGGCTTTGAGCGCCGCGGCCATCGGTGAAATCACATCGATCTGCAACAGGAGCTCATCGATTTTCAGATTGGTTTGCAAGAGCCCGCGGCGATAGAGAATATCGATGCGGCGGCGCACCATGTCCGGAATAATCTCGTTCACGAGACGACCGAAGGCGCCGAGATAGGTTTCCGAAATCCGTTTGAGCCGGGCCATGATTTCGGTGGCGCTGACCGGCGTCTTGCCCTTTTCCGGCACCCGGTCGTCATGCAGCATAATTTGGACTTGCTGGCGCATTTCCTGGGTAATCAGGTTCGCCACATCGATTTTACCCGCCGCCGCGTTGAGCCGCATCACGTCCGGCCCCATGATGCCGCCGGTCGCGGTCATCGGCCAAAACGCGCCGGGCGCAAAGCGCACCGTATCGGGATTAAACGCCCCGCCTGGTCTGTAACCCCAGAGGCCCATCATTTCGATCGCCGCCGCCTTCAGCGTCAATTCGACCGCCTTGTTCAATGTCTTGATCGTCGGCAAGGCCAAGAGTATCGGCCCGCGCCCATAGGCTTCGCCAGGCACGCGATAATAACGCGGCGCGACAAAGGGCTTTGTGTTCAGCATGTCCTCTTTGATGGGCTTCTCGCAACCATCGATATAAGCGATGAAGCGCCACTGTTTGCCTTCCTGCGCCCAATCCTGATGAAGGATCATTGTCTCGTCCGCCTGCGATTGCTCCTTTTGCTTGAAGTCGGGCGGAAAGTAACCGTCCGGGAAGGCGAGCTTGATCTGGCGCCGGGTGATTTTCGTATTCCAGAACAGCGCAATCACCTTGCCATACGCGTCGACCTCGATGGCGCATTCGTCGAACGGAATGCACATGTCGCGAATCGGACGATCGTCATCGCCCTCGAGCGTCAGGAGACAACCAGTTCCCGCCTGTAGGTCGACGCACATTTCTTGCGTCGCCTCGTCCCACTCCGAACCGCAAAAAGCTTGCAGCACGTCCGACATTTGCTGGAGCTGATCATCGATCTTTTTCACCGCGTCGGGCGCTAAACCTTTGCGCAGGACGGGGCCGGCGCGGAGCTTGAAAAAAGGCTGGCCCGGCGGGAATAAATCTTGCTGTAATTGGCCGCTCGAACGAAAGGTCGAGGCGATTGCGGTCGAATCAAACAGGCGATCGACGCGATTGGCGCCCGGCGCGTCGCGATCGGCTGGCCGCCGATAGGGAATCGCGAACTCATAGGCTTCGTCATAGAGGGTTTGCCAGGCGGCGCGCGAGGACCACGCCTTTTGCGAGCGCGCCTGGTGGGCTTTGAGTTCGAGATCCGTTTGGGGTTTGCGCATTTAGGCGAGCGTCGAGGTTTGATCGCCGAGAAGCAGACGCCGGCCCCTAGGGCGCGACCTTGCTTTGCCCAGGCTTTTTTCAACCTCCTGGGCGCTCGCCTGCACCTCCTGCTGCTGCATCGCCTGCGACGCCTGGCGCTCGCGCTTCGATTCGAGCGCGGCTTTCTCCGACGACGCTTTCGCCTCGCGCGCGGCCTTGCCCGAAAACATTTTCGAGATTGCGCCCATAATGCGCCTCCCATCGTTCAAGCCCGTCCGCGACGCTCGCGAACGATAGACCGGCCAGAATCGCCAATTTGCGCCCAGGCGCATGGCCACAGCGCACATGCGCAACCACGGGGCCATCTTGCGCCAGGGTTGGGAAGGTCAAGCGGGCGAGCTTGATCAGGGTTTTGAGATGCCGCTTGGCCGCCGGGTCGAGAACGAACCAGAGCTCGCGCCCGCCGCCCGGCATCGGCGCAAAGCCGGCGAGCGCGATCAATCGGTCACCCTCGGCGACGCCGGCGAGCTCGGAGCGCGCGCATTGCAGCGACACCGCGAGCCGGTTGAGCCCGACGAACAGATGGGCGCGGTGCAGGAGACTGAGCGCATCCACGAACGGAACGGGACGAACCAGGACGAGTTCAAACCTGCCAGACATTGAAATCGGCCTGGGCGGTTTTGCCCGTCACGATCGACACGACATTGCCCGGCCGTCCCGCCTTCGCCGCCTGGTGGATCGTGCCGGCGAGGCCGCGCACCAGCAAGAGCCCATATTGCAGCGCATCGTGCGGGTTGGCGTAATCGTTCTTGTGCGGCGCGACGTCGTAGCGATCGACCACCCCGTCGCGGATCTTGCGGTATTTGTAGTGCGCCGCAAATCCGCCGATCAGCATGCGGCAGGACGGATCAATCAACAGCCCATGATTCAGCGCCAGGCGAACCGCCTCGAGCCGCGGCGAGATTTCGTTGGTGGGCGCCGGCATCACATGATGGCCGAGCGCGAGCCCGATCGCCTGCGCCCAGGACAGTTCGCCGTTTTCCCGATCGGCGCCGTAAAAACCGGCGGGATCCGCGCCATACTTTCCTGGCGGACAGTTTTGGAAGCGCTCGGAGGAGAGGATCGGCACCAGCATGCCTGCGAACCGTTCAATGCCGGTGCCGGGACCAGGCGCACATTCAAAATAAATCCGCACTTTGCCGAACGAATCAATCTGAAAACCAATCGCGGCGGGATTGCCGCCCTGGTCAAATCCGATATGCAATGGGATTTGCGGTATTGGTTTCAGCGTCCCGTCGGCGACGTGCGTGCGTTCATCAAATTCGTACTCATAGACGGGCTTGCCGTCGCGCGCATAACCCGGCCGTCCCTCGACAAAGCGCCTTCGGTCCTGGTCGCCCCAGGTCAGGGCTTCGGCCTCGTATTCTTCCCGGGTTTTGCCCGCGCGGTTTTCGGCTTCGTTCGACAGGCCGCTCGGCTGTTGAAAAAAATTGATCGCGGGAAGAAAGGATTCGCCGTCGATTTCGGCTTTGCGGTCGAACGTGCCGCGGACGCCGGCCTGCCAGATCGGATGATCGACGTCGGGCGGATTGAAATCGACCGCGACGACGCGGGGACGGATCGCCCCTTCGGCAAGCATGTCGCGCGGGGGATAGCGGCCTGTGCGCGAGTAGAGGAAGGGGATGACGCGCTCGTGCAAAAGGTCGCCTTCGTTGCACCAGCCCGAACTCGTTTCGTAGCCCTTCAAGAGCTCTTCAATCGCGACGTCGCCGACGGCGAAAAAATCGACGGTCAGATCGACGGGAACGGTTTTGCCCTCACGCACCGTTTCCAGGCGGAGAACATGCTGCGCCGGGCGATCCTGGCCGCCCGAGAAGCTCGAGCCTTGGTAATCTGGCGGAAAAAATTCAAACCAGGTGCGCAGCGTCGTGCGGTAGAGGGCGCGATAATTGTCGCGCAGCACGGTGAGCCGCCCGCGAATGACGCCGTCGCGGCAGATCGGCATGGCGCCGACATGGAACCGGATGGATTTGAACACCGAGCCGACTGATTTTCCCGAGCCCGCCGGCCCGGTGATCATATCGATTGGCCCCATGCTGCGAATAAATCTGGCGCAGACCGGACCGGGCGGAATGTAGCGCATCAGGGACCAGACCGGATCTTTCGGCGGCTCGAATCCGCAGAGCTCCCGCAGTTGCGCGCGTGAAAGAACCGTCATGGGGTGTCAAATCCTGCTGCCCGCATCCCGCATCCCGTTTCACCGATCCAAAATTCCGCGCCCTTCAACCACATGAAGGTACGGGAGCGGACTTCATTCCTGTGAGTGTGAGACGATACCCCCCTGGTGGAGAGGTGGCCGCGCGATTTCCAAGCGCCGGCCCGAGCCTGCCCCTGGGGAAGGGAGGGGAGGGTGGGGGCCTGACGTTGCTGCAAGGGAAGGGTGCTCGAGGCGTTGGCCGAGCCAA